CAAGAAAAAATTATTAAATATTAATTACTATAAACAACAAAAACTACTATAAACAACAAAAACTATAAAAATGAAAAATTAATAATAATTCGATAGATTATTTAATAAATTATATTCATGTTTTATTTCATAATATATTGCAGTATATTTTTTTCATTATATTGGTTTAATGATATTGAATTGATTCGAGTATTTTTATTCTTTATTTTGATAAATTTTTCTATATTTTTGTTAACCAAAAAAACAATAACTCATTTTTGGGAACATAGTACAAAAAAACAACATAAATCAAAGTCTTTTAAGAAAGAATAATAAACTTTATATATTATATATAAAGTTTAAAAATATATAATTAAACAATACTCAAATTTAAAAACTTTTTAATAAAAATGAGCAATTATCATCAATTACAAGAAAATGATTCAATAGTACATACTGATTCTGCTGTGTTAATTCCTATTGTACAACAACCGGAAGATAATATTCCAATAGCGATTCCAGTACCTGATAATTTATCAAATAACATTTGTAAAATATGTTTTAATGATACAGAAATTAATAATTTTATTAACCTAACCTGTAATCATAAATTATGTAAAGATTGTTTTCAAAAATGGTATAAAACATGTCCTTGGTGTCGTTCTGTAATCAAGATTCCAAAAAACATACATATTAATAATTCAAACGAATCAGAAGATGAAGATTGCTGTAATGATCCAAAATGTCAAATTTGTAAATTATTTACATTTATTATTGCTTTTGGTTATATAACATATAATTCAATATATCTTAATTATAAATAATTTAAAATATAATTACACAATATCTAAATAAATCTAAAAACTTTTTAAATAAAAATGAGTAATAAAAATGAGCAATAGTAATTATCATGAATTACAAGAAAATGATTCATCGGAACATACTAATTCTGTTGTATTAAATCCCATTATACAACAACCGGAAGATAATATTCCAATAGCGATTCCAGTACCTAACAATTTATCAAATAATATTTGTAAAATATGTTTTAATGATACGGAGATTGATGATTTTATCATTCTAACCTGTAATCATAAATTATGTAAAGATTGTTTTCAAAAATGGTATAAAACATGTCCTTGGTGTCGTGAAAATATAGATGATGATATAAAAATCACAAATTTAGATAAAACAAATAATATAAATAATTCTGATACATGTACAGACTCAACTTGTAAACTTTGTATTAATGTTATTTCAATACTTAGTGGTATTTCTATAATTGTTATTATGTTTATTCAACAAAACAATAATTAAATATAATTTAATTAATTAAATTATATTAATTAAATGCATAGTATAAAAATTGTAGATAATTCTACAAAAATGCCAAGCAATACAGAATCGTACCAAAATACAGAATCATATCATGATTTACAAAATATAATTAAGTTAGTAATTGATAAAAATAACGGTGAAATTGTTCCAAATACACCATATTTAATTAACAAACATAAAATAAACACAACACAAAAAATAAATGATCACAAAAAAACACAAACTTGGATGAATCAACATATTAAAAAAATTGTAAGACAATTTCTACATTATAATATCCAATAAAATTACTATCAAAAATGAATTTTTTATTTCAAAAATAAAAAATAAACAATAAAATGCCTTCAACAAATTTGAAAAAACATCAGTATATTATCTTTATATTATCTTTCACAGTATATGCATCTGGTTTAATCTTTTTAATCCTTGGATTATGGTTTAGAAAAAAATCAGATAGCAAATTTATTTATCCTGAAGAAAATACAGACTGGTTTATTAATAAACCAATTGATTTTGTATATTGGGTATTTATATATACAATTAATACATTTATTGGTGGTATTAACATGTGTCATTTTTTAATGAATTGGCTTGATTTTTCAAGTATTTTATTTATGTTTTTTTCCAATATTGCCACATGTTCATTCTTGATGGGATTATATTCAGTATTTTTAACATGGCCTGTAATTGTATTTTTCTCAATACTTTACACAATAAACTGGACAACTATGTACAAAATATTAATTATATTACATAAACAAAATTATACAAACACACAAACAAACAACACAAGACAATCAACAAGAGAAAATTCCATAAATATTAGAAACCTTCCTTCACTTGTTTTTGAATTAAGGGAAAATATTGGCTTTAGAAATATAATAACAGCAACACCAATACCGGATTCCGCGCACGATACTTCGCACGATACTTCGCACGATACTTCGCACGATACTTCGCACGATACTTCGCACGATACTTCGCACGAGAGTGAGTGTTAATCAAAAAACAGTCTTAATAAAATTATTTTGAATAATTTTATTAAATTTACCATTGAATAGAATCATATGATTGATTCAATAAATATGTTTGGTAACATCTATAACAATAAATACCTTCATACGTTGGCATATTACATTGGATTTTGTGCAAACCATTACGTATTTTATAAAAACATCTTTTATTTTTAATTTGTTCCAAAACTATATTTTTAAAATATTTTTTAAAATCCATATTTATATTTATATTTATATTTATTAAATATAAGTATGTATGATTACATTATAATTGGTGGTGGTATGGCTGGTATAAGTTCTGCATATCACCTAAATAAAAAATATAAAATTCTATTATTGGAAGCAACTGATAAATTAGGCGGTCGAATTTTATCTGAAAAATATAAAAATAACTTTATAAATTATGGACCACAATGGATACAATATGATAATATCAAACATTTATTTAAACGTGTAGATATAGTTAAAAAAAATGCTATAAATAAAAATTCATTTGAAATGTTTGATAAAAATCAACAAATTACTGATAAACAAAAAAACTTAATCATATCTATAATTAAACATTTTAAAAAATATTCTAATCAAGATAAAACAACATATGATGTTATGCTGTCTATAAAAAATAAATATAAAAAATATCAAGATCTTGATCTTAAATTATTAAATCAATTCTTAATAAATTATGATTGTAAAGATTTGAAAAAACAACACATATCTATCTACAAGTTTGGCAGTGAATATACATCATGTAGTTATTATGTTAAAAATAATTACTCTGATGTATTAAATAAACTTGTAACTTTTAATTATAAATTAAATCATCCTGTACATAATATTATCGATAATAACGGTAGTTTTGATATTTTATGCAAACTTAACCGAAGTTCTATCAAAAAATTTACCTGTAAACATATCATATTTGCTATTCCGATTAGTATTTTGAAACAAAATTTTTTGGATTTTTTACCAACATATAAAAATAATATTCTGAAAAAAATGGAATTATGTTCTCTTGAATGTTTTGCTTTAGTATTTAAAAATGTCTGGTGGAATACAAAAACAACATATTGGTATAACGTTCAAAAAAAATATTTAGTTATAAATGGTTCAGATAATGGTAAAGTTTTATATATACATAATTTTACCAATAAATCTATAAAACTCAATACAAATTTTACCAATATATTGTCAAATTATTTTGATCCCGATATTATCGAAAAACCTACAAAAATTTTGAAAAAAAATTGGACACAAGATAAATATATACAAGGATCTTGGGTATATTTTAAAAATAAAATCACACAATCTGACATAAAATCATTAATAAAACCCCATAATAACATATATCTTGCCGGTGAATACCTAACATTCGATAAAATTGGTACCGTAAGTGGTGCATTTGAATCTGGAAAAAGATTCAAATTATTATAAAGTTCTCATTTTTTGATCCAACAATAATATATTTTTAATGTATTGGTTTTATGTCATGTTTGTAATATTTATAAAAGATATTGTTTATTACCTTATAATAAACAATTATTTAAATTATTTGACACCAATGTTTATAAAATAATTTAATTTTTTTCAAAACCATTAGTTCAAATACAATTAAGGTTTTGCTTTTTTCAAAATCAGTTTCAAAATTATGTTGTGAATATTTTTGTAAAATTAATTCAAGAATTAATTGATAGAACTGCATATTTCGAATTTTGTTAGTTAGATTTTGCTTTTCTTTTCTTAATATTCCATATAATGAATCAAATTCATGCTTCATCAACTCACAATTATCACAATTAAAAGAATTTTTTGAATTAATAATTATCTCTTCCTCCGAGTCAATTGTTTCCATCACCTAATAATTTAGATTTTTATAATTTTTACTATAAAAATCATTTTTAGATACATTCATATGTTTACTTAAATCATATATGGGATAACTATTTGTGATTTAGGAACGAAATTCTTTGTTTCTTAATTCTTTGTTTCTTCTTTAGTTTCTTCTTTAGTTTCTTCGTTCTTAGTTTCTTCGTTCTTAGTTTCTTCGTTCTTAGTTTTTGTTGAGAAGTAAGCTTTTAAGACAATTAACGTAAAAGCTGCGGTGAATGTTACAAAACCATGTACTATTTGTGGTCGTATAGTATTCATAATACCATAAATAATATGAGAAAAACCTAAGATAGTTATTCCTCCAATGAATATCCAGCTTAACTCTTTTCCATTTTGTTCTTTAATTATTTTTATAATTTCTGAAAGATATGAGATAAATAATAATATTGGTGCTAAAAAACCAATAAATTCATAAGAAGTATTTTTTTTTGTATTAATAAAATTTGAAATAGACATTATTTATTAAAACTTTTATATTTTATAAAAGTTTTTCGATATTTTTTTCCAAACCCGTTAAATCTATTTTGGGTAACACACTATAATCTATCAAAAAATTATCATCTCCAAATGTTCTTGGCTGTTCTGGATTAACATGTATCGGACACGGCCAATGTGTCGTCGTTCTTCGCGTTTCAAAATATTTTTGTCTTTTCTTTTGCATCGCTTTTGTATTCGCTAGATGAAACGATGGTAACATACAAACGTACTGCACAATTCTTTCTTCTGAATTTGCCGCGCCATATTGTCCTTGATGAAAACAACGTGAATCCCACAACACCATTGATCCAGCTTTTACGTTTAGGACTCTTTTACGATCTTGAATAGTTTCGAGATAATCATCCGCTATAATGTTCCAGTTTTTTTTCGATTCTTCTGGTGTTAAAGTTTGTGCAGAATAATATTTTTCATGCAACATATGTGAACCTTCGTATACTCTAAAGGTACGTTCTTTATTATCTGTTAATGCTACGTATGCTTGATAACATTGTACACCAATAGAACAAGGAGCTTGATCCGTATGTGTCCAACATTTATCTTGTTTATTACAATCTTTCGGAATATAATTCGCACCATCGAACGACACAACCAAACCATCATCTACATCATCAGGAATATTCCATACATGTTTAAAAACATTTATTACCTGTTGTCTAGTACGAATAAACCAAGCGAATCTTTGATGACCTACTTGATGATTTTTATAAATTCCATGAGGATCTAATTTTTCGTGATGTATATCCGATATTCCACCTGTCGCTTCCGATAATTCTTGTTTCCATTTTCTAAATAAGGTGACAGAATCTTTTATTTCTTCTGGCGTTAAGACATTTGGAATAACACAATACCCTTTTTCTTCTAATTCTTTATTAATATAATGCTTATAATGTGTTTTTTTATCTGGTTGCATATTTATAATTTACCAGTAAATTATAAAAAAAACATCATTTTTTTGGATAAAATTGCGGGTAATTTTTAGCAAACCAATCACATGTTTCATTAGGTTTGACTTTTCCTCCACCTTCGTGTGGTATTCTATCTTTTACAGGTAACAATGGTGGCATTTCTGATCCAAATGCTTTTTCTAAATATTTTTTATAATTATTTGGTACATATATATCAATTCCTTCAAACTTTAAAGTTTTTAATGGAAAAATCATATTATATTCAACTTTACTCATATTGAGATCCCATTCTTTTTCACTAATTATATAATCACCTTCTTTTGTAAGAGTAAATAAATCAATTTGTAACCCAGAATGTGATTCTTTTTCTTGATTTTCTGGTTCATCATAACAAGAATTTAAATCACGTATTTTTGCCATTTGTTTATTATAAGCATTATTTTTATATAAGGGATCACTATCAATTGTTTGTAACCACATATCAGAAGGTAATTCATTTTGTACTGTTTTTAATTTTTCTAAATCTTCTTCTAATATACCAAAATCAATATCACCATCCCATGGTATCCATCCTTGATGTCTTACAGCACCAATTAAAGTACCACCTATTGCAAAATATTTAATATCATGACGTTTACATATATCTACAAAGACTTTTAACATATTTGTCATTTTTTTTTGTGCTATACTCCAATTTTCTTTATCTTCTGTTGTTAATTTAGGTGATAATTCCATATCTGTTTTTAATATGTTTGTATAAAATTCCGAAAAATTTTCTTTTGGTTTATTTGTATAAAATTCCGAAAAATTTTCTTTTGGTTTATTTGTATAAAATTCCGAAAAATTTTCTTTTGGTTTATTTGTATAAAATTCCGAAAAATTTTCTTTTGAATTTATTTTATTATTTACACCATCACCAACAAAATCTGGTAAATTATAATCTTCCATTTATTTATTTATTATTTTATTTTATTTTATTTTTTAATTATTAAAAATCTTCGTCTGAATCATATTCTTCACCATGTCTTATATATGATGGTCTCGACCCACTAACATTAAATAATATTTCTGAATCTGATGATTCTTCTGATTCGGAATCAGAAATATCCGAGTTATTATCGTATACTATACCACAATGTGGTATCACACCATTAATGTAAAAAAATATTTGTTGTAATTCTGTCATACGTAAAAATTTGTCGTATGATTCATTTGACATTATATATGTTTTGTAACGATCATATTCTGTTTCTTTTGCTTGTTGTTCTGATACCATTAATTTATTTTGTGTTAAAACCTTATGTTTATCTTCAGATAATGGTTTATAAGTATATTTAACATAAGGTTCTGATTTATTTACACTAATCATACAATATTCTGGGTTAATATCATCAATATACAGTACATAAAAATAGAATAATTCGTTAGCAATACACTGATAAATATCTGTACACAAAAATCTAACTATCGAATCTTCACCACATCTCTGATGAATACAAAGCAAAAATGAAGTAACTAATGTTTCATAATATTTACAATCATTAAGTGTACCAGATACAGATGATTGTATTCCTGGTCCATATTTTTCAATGTATATCTTATTATTTATTAAATATTTGTCTAATATCATTTTATGAGTATATCCAGCTCTTTTATCATGAATACTTTCTTGAAACAATAATTCTGACAAAGCTATGTCGAAACAATCAATTAAAAATTTAGAAACCATTTGTTAATTGTTAATTAATGTTATTAATAACATTAATTAAATTTTTCATTTTTACAATTGTCCTCCATCTTTTATCCCAATATGTCTCTCAATTTTATTCAATCGTTCTTCATATAACTCATTCAACCGTTTATATTCTGTCTCCTTTACACTAAAATGTTCTGTTTGTAATTTCATCCTATCAATCTCTTCATACGCTTTACGCAATTTTTCTTGTAAACCTGACACCGCATCAACTACATCACCTATACACTGATCTGCAATAGATGGCTTCAAAATCGGATCATCCAAACGGATTGGTGCATACCAATCAGCTGAATTTTTATCTGCTGAAATCACTTCTGTAATTGGCGGAGGTGTTACTTTTAAGTCTTCTGTTGTTTCTGATTTTTTTGTTCCTACCAAAGCAGCATTCATCACGCCAGGTACATATTTCCATGTTTTTTCACCAGTAATTCTGTTTGCAAAAAATACAACTTCGGTATTAAGTACTGATTGTTCATATTCAGCCAGTCTTATATTGTATAATTTTTGTAAAGCTTGTTGTGTTATGCTCGCAGCTTGAGGGCTTGAATTTCCTTGTTGTTGTGTTACTGTTTGTTTGTAATATTGACATGCTTCAATAAATGTTTTATATTTTTGAGGTGCATCAACAGTACATGGATATAATTCTTTCATAATTTTTTCAATTATGTCAGTATTTACCATTATTTGTGATGATTGACATATTTGACATTGTGATGTTATAATTTTATCTTTATATTGATTAAAATCAAAATGGTTCGATCCAGGAATTAATGAAGTTATATTATTTTTTTGTTGTCTTAACATTGCTGGTTTCAAAAAATCTTTATATTTATCTGGGAAATCAAATAAATTTTGTAGTATATATGTTTCAATATATGAAAATATAAACATTTTATCACACATTACAAATGATGTATATTTATCATCATTTGTTAATATATATTTACATCCAGGAATCAATTTATACGAACTAGAACCGAATCCAATATATTGATTTGTTTGTGTACACCACATTTGTTGTGGTTTAAAATAAAATTGTATGTTATCTGTAACAGGTGATAAATCAATATCGTCCAAACGGATAATATGCATTTCCCATGCCAATGCGTGGGCTGTTGTTGTCATATCATGTCGAATATTTTCATTAATATCACGTTCTTTCATGAGTTCATGAAATTTTTTCTCAATATTCCACAAACGAGCTTCTTGTGTAATTTCAGCCCAAAATCTCAATACAGTTTGTTTAATTTCACCTTTTTGTTTTGGTGATTTCGGTCGTTCGAATATAGGTGATTGTTTAGTTCTTCCTCGTTCATGTATTATTGGTGATACATTGTTAAATGAATTATGTTTTATAGGAATAGCGGGAGGTGGTGACATTTGAATGTTATTTTGTGAAGTTTGTTGTAATTCCGTAGTAATATTATGAGTTGAAGAATCATTAAAATGAACCTGTTTTGGTGCAGATTTTGATCTATTCGTTCGTGTTAGAAACATTTTTTAAATATCTGAAATAATACTATGATATTTAAAAAAAAATCATTTTTTTATAACAAAAATGCTATTATTTTATGAAAAATTTTTATGTTCTTGTTTTGCAGTTGGAATCGGAGATTTACATGAATTAAATGAATCATCAGAAGAGTTCGAACCAGTTGGTGATTTTAAGCATTCTGTATTGATGATATTAGGACTTGAACCAAATAATTGGTAAGTATTCTTAACAAATCTGTATTGTTTTTCATGTTGTTGAGTAATATCTTTAATTGCATTATTATACATTTGTTCTCTTGTTTTTTCTTTTTCAGATTTATTTGTGGTGTTTATTTGTTGTTTTTGTATATCAGGAGTGTGTTTATGCCAATTTGGATTTTTTGTTAAAAAATTGGTTTTTGTTTTATCAAGTTGTTCGTGACAAAAACTACACAAATATAATACATCTGATTCACACAGATGAGGATAATGATTATAAATTGGAGGAACTAAATCAAACATGCATTTTAAAGATAATTCTCTTTTTTTGCATAGTTCACATTCTTTTGAATTATAAAAACTAGGCGGATTCATAAATTATCTTTTATCTTGTTTATTTTCCAAATAATTTAGAAAAAAAATCAATTTTATAATAGAAAAAAAATGTCCTCAACAATAATATATATTTCTGACAAAAAATTATTCATATTACAATCATGTTCTATTATAATATCAGCAATATCATGATAAAATTCTGAATTTGAAAATAACAAATCAATATATTCAGGATCAAATTCTTTTTTCAAAATTTCTACCAAATCTTTTAACACAATATTAAAATTTCTAATTGTATTTTTAATTAATAGTATTTCTTTCATACTATTTTTTTTATCAAATAACATTAACTTATTATTTGTAAACATCATGAATCTATCATAACTAATATTATATATAGGCGGATATGGTAATACAGAACATTCAGATTTCGGACTTGATTCATCATCAGAATTAACCAAAATATTTAAATTTTCTTGAGTTTCCATTAATATTCAACTTATCATTATATAACTAAATATTAAATTAATTTAATACATCGGAAAATCACCAAATCCACTATTTACATTTCTAAACCCTTCCCTATACCTTGTATTTTTAAATAATCTTGAATTTTTCATATTAACATAGGTTTCTTTTGTTTCTGATTTCTTTATTTTAGGTATCATAGACTCCGTTAAAGCATTCGGTTGCACATCTGTTACATTACTATCTAACGCATCTACGGATGTCTCTACTGGCGCTTCTACTGATGTATCGAATGGTGTTTCCACTGATGTTTCCACGGGTGCTTCCAATGGTGCTTCTTGTATTTTTATCATTAATGGATCTGAATCTTTATTAATTCTTCTATTTAATCTAACAGGAGGTATATTAGTATCATTTATTTGAACATTTTCTTCGATAGAATTATCAATTATACCTGAATTTTCTACAAATGATTGTTTTTCTATAGGTGTCGAACTTT